GTTCTGTACCCTAACATTACCCGTTATATCTCCAGCAGTGTTACCCGCCGCGCCTTTAACGTGTAGTTGTGACCCTGTAGGCGTAGTAGTACCTATCCCTACATTGCCATTAGCGTCTATGCGCATGGCCTCAGAAGCGTTAGCGAAAAAGGCAGTTTGCCCTGTCCCTGCAATTTGAATACCTAACTCTAGGTTTTTATTAGCCGCAGGTAATATACGTAGGTTGTCGGAAGAATCTATGTCAAGTATCCCAGCGTAATCTGTACCCGCCTTGTTGCGTAGGCGAATCTCCCCTCCTTCACTACCTCCAGCCGTGCTTCCGAAAATAACATTGCCTGATACATCGAGAGGGAAATCTGGACTAGTAGTGCCTATCCCTACATTACCATTAGATTTTATGAACATGGCATGTGGTATAGCATTGACAGTAAAAGACATATAGTTAGAGGTGTGGCTGTATCTAATAACCCCTGCGTTGTTATCTAACTGATCCCCAAAGTAGATATACTGATTGTAGCCCCCGCCGGAGTTCATAAGTTCAATTCTTGCGCCACCTGTTGCATTGGTATTCTCAATCTTTAATACTGTTCCCGCGTCAGATGATGTCATGTGCAACAAGTCGTCTGGGTTTGTCTCACCTATCCCTACATTGCCAGACCCGTCTATTCGCATGCGTTCTGCTGCGTTAACCCTGAAGTCCATGCTATTGTTTGAGTTGTTGTACCGAATCCATGCGGGCGTATCTGAGGTCGCATCACCGAACAGAACCCCTGCCTTGTTAGCGTCTGGAGAACGAACCGCTATGTAGGTGTCTGTAGTATCTTCGACCGTTAGTTTGCGGAGTCCAGAAGTCCTGCCTATCCCTACATTCTCGCTAGCATCAATAGTAACTGCGACTGAGGTGGCATTATCATCAATACCTGTAGAGGTGAAACCGCCTACCGTGATAGCGTTGGTGGTGGTATTACCCCTGCCTGTAACAGTGTCCAGAGTATCGGTTTCTGTGTAGCTGGTTATGTAACCAGAGTCGTTAGTCCACTGGGAAATTGCTCCAGTCTTGTTAGTGAACGCTGTGGCACTGGTAGCGGTTGCATACGAAGATAGGTCAGGGGGTGTGTAGGTAAACACGCCGTTGGTATTGTTATAGCTAAGGTTGGCTGTACCGGCTGCGGCAACAGCTGCGCTCAGGTCGGTAAGCTCAAGGCCACCCGCCAAAAAGTAAAGCAGGGAGGTCCACGCAGTCGTGCCGTCCCCTATCTTCATCTTGTCTGTGTCTATCTCATAGCCCATCTCACCCTGCGCTAGAGTGGGATTCGCTGATGTCCAGTTAGCCGCTGTGTCTCTGCGTATTTGGATTATATCGGCCATTACGCACCACCCCCATTTATGTTTTGTATTGGCAAGTACACGCTGTTGGCGAACCCCCCATCTGGATTTTTACTACCACCCCCACCAGAAGACGCGCTGTTCTTCCATAGAGATGTGGCACTCTCGTAGGTGAGAACCTCGCCGTCTGCTGCACCGGATATAGTGACATCAGTGTGGCTGGTCAGGTCATGGAGCTGAGGATGGTGTTGATCTGGGACCACATCGGTCAAGGATGCGTGTAGATTGGTGGGCGTATTGCCCCCGGCTACCTTCCCTAACTCGTTAAGCTGCCCCCATGACCAGTGATATAGCTCCCTGATGCTGGACGGGCCTGCTCTCTTTGGTTGCCATGCCATTGCTATGGACCTAAGCTAGCCCAGTACCACAGCTCAAGGTCGTTGCCCTGTCTACCCACGGTAACCGGCGCTAGGCCGTCAAGGTAGGTGTACCACGCATCGGATCTCTGACTGTCAACCACACCCTTTGACGCAAGCATCTCTGCCCAAGCGTCAGTTAATGAGCTGGATGTAGCGCCATTCACTTTAAGCCACTGGAGCGTCATGTCAGGCATGGCTCCGGTATGACCCAGCCCCCGCAAAGCGGTGAACTTTGAGTCAGTAAGAGTCGGCATTATGCGTCCTCAGTGATGTACTCAGATAACCGGTTAACGGTCCTTACTAGGAATCCAGTCTGCTCTTGAGCAACAGTAGTGGCTCCAATTGAAATAGTGATGTCATCATTAGAGAGTACGCCGTCTATCGCAGGAACTCCGCCCATTGGGCAGTGCGAGGTCATTACGATGTTGGGCATATCATTCAAAGCAAGACGGAGGCACTGTTGTGTCACGCCCCGCATACTGGTCATCAGCCCCACGTTGACCGCAGATCCAATGTGGATAGACACCTCTGTAGGACCGGGGGTTGCATACCCAACAGTAACGACAGTGGCTTTTTTAGGACTATGAACGTCCAGTGTGTATAGATTGTCAGCAGCTAGTGCCATGATGAATCCCTCTTTCCATATCCAGCCGTTAGGCCAGTCTCATTTCGGGTTGTGCGGGTATTACCCCGCTTGTGTGTTAAGCCGCGTCAGCAGTATTAACCTTTCTGGTTTTCGTTTTCTCTTGTGCCATCTCAGCACGTACCTGTGCTTCAATCTCTGCTCGGAGTGCCTCTCTATCAATAACAGGGCTCTGCCCGTGGAGAGCAGCAGCAGCAGCAGCGGCAATCTGTGCGATCTTATTAGCTTCAGCGTCAGCCTTACCTAACAAGTCATTCTTATTCTTCTCCATGGCAGCTAGCCCCATGGCCTTCTCTTTGCTATCCCACTTCCCTTCAATCACCTCAGTGACTGTTTCCTCAACTACTCTAAGTTGAGTAGATATTTGCTTGACGCTATGACCCATAGCGAAAAGTTTCTTCATCTGTACCCGCTCTGTTACCCGGCAAGAAGTACGTTGGATAGACATGTAATCTCCTGATGATAATTAGTGCCTTACTCCCCGTAGGTTTCAGGCGGTTAGTGCTAGATTGTTTCGCTTACATCGATAAGACAAATCTTCTCGTCTTGTACGCGAACAGCACCAAAGGTTGAACGGCAATATACACGCCATGCGAAAGACATTGTGGGGTCTTCAGCGATACGTGATGTCATGCCTTCGTTGATGTTGAATCCAATAGCGTCTGCTGTCATTGCTACACAGTTGACACGACCAGCACCCGGACTGTTAAGTCGGGTTGTTGGAATCCAAGTAAAGCCCATCCAGTTCGTAGGCATTCCAGACTCCAAAGGACGCAGTGAGTTGTAGTCTGCACTGGTTACCTCTGTCAGCTGGAGCATCTTGCGAACTTGCGCGGGAGATACAAAGAATACCTTCGGCTCGTCAGGATCGACATCGTTGTTGAGGAACTGTTCAGTAACCTCAGTTACGATATCAAAGTTGATGGAAGTTGCGCCACCAGTGTTGATGATCTGAGCAGAAGGTAAGGCAACAGTGCCTCCATTGCCGTTATCAGCAACACGCTCGGCTGCATCAAACAACTCATCGTCATATGCTCGGCCAATGGCATATACCTGCGACTGGGCCAAACCTGACAAGGGGTCGATGAGAACTTCAACGATATCTTCTGGCTCAACCAGCTCACCAATATTCATGGTGATTGGGACTGAGCGCCGCTCTGCAAACACAGCACCAGTTTCAGGTGTCGCTTGATCGCGGGTTTTAAGGGTGGCATCTGCCGAGTTCAATACGGGCCAGTTGTGGCCTGCTGATTCCTCGCCACGTTGCATAACCCAAGGTTGTACTCGGGACATGCGCTGCTGCGCCAATTGGATTAGGGTAGCTTCATACGTTTCAATGGCTACCTGACTTACTGTTACATTACTGCCCATGATGATTACCTATTACAAAAAGTTAGTGGATATCTTTTCGCTTCAGGCAACCCGTCATCGGACCTTGTGCTGAGTGTTTAACGTCATCCTCTATGACGTTTTGAGGGTTACGGTGGGACAGTTACCTGCAATCCACCCTCTATTGGTTAATATATAACCTATTTAGCCCTCCATGCCAAGCCCGATGTGCTCCATTCGCTTATTATTTAACTCCTTGAATTTCGGGGATGTCTTGGGTGTTGACTGTAATGTGACGAAAAGCTCGGTAGCCCGGTCCCTGTGCTCTGATGGAGTCAGTGATCTAGCACCTGTATTGACCTGCTGGATAAACTGGCTACCCTCATCTCCCATGTCAATCATCTGACCAACAAGGTTATCAAGGACCATGACCAGATCAGCGTCCACCTGCCCCGCCTTAACAGCGGCGATGTACTCAGGAGTGGCACCAGCTGACTCAAGCGCAGCTCCAACCCGGCCCAAGTGCTCTTCCTTGGCCCCGCCCAGCTTCTCGTTAAGCTTGGCTGCTTGATCAGTCTGCCACTGGGTAGCGGTTTCATTGGATGAGTTCTGGGCCTCCACCATCTTGCTGGCGTAGTCAGAGAACTGCTTCTGCCCCCACCCATGGTCAATGGCAAACTTCCCAATGTCCTCAAGCAGTGCTGTGTCTAGCCCATCCGCGCCTTCAGGTAGCTTGTACCCTGCAACCTCTGCCGGGGGTAGAGTGTCCTCACCCTCGGTAACCACACGTAGGTCAGGCCATAGGGATAGAATCCTCTCACGCGCAGCGGCCTTGTCGGTATCGGCAGCGTCATGCGATGGGATCTTTATGTGTGACTCAGTGAGATTACCTTGTAGCTTCGCGGCATTGTTTAGGTCAGATAGAACCTGCTCTATGGTCCGCACACTGCCATCACTGGTTGGCTTGAAGAATGGAGCGTCCTTCAGTTGATCGGGGAGGTTATTAACCCAGTCGCTAGGGAGAGCCTCGATAACTTCGGTAGTCACTTCTGGAACGACTGTAACTTCTTCACTCATCGCTGTAGATCCTCTGCTAGTTGGTAACTCTCTAGGACGCGGTACGCTTCAAGCAGTGCCGCATTGTAGGCCATTGACGCTATATCAGCGTTGAAGACATTGGCAGATCCCCACGCTATCTTGAGGTCTCCCATCAACTCTTTCCCATCGTCTGTGTTCAGCAGCCTATAGAACTTTGATAGTTGGGCTCCGCGCTCAATCATGTTTTATACTCTCTTTTTTTGAAGATGCTCTCTTCTTAGATGCAACCAAGCCAACAGATTTAGGTCCGGCAACTAGCAGTCCTTTATCTACTAATCGAGCTATTCTCTGGTGGGTTACAGCTTCTATTTTTGAGTCAATTTGTAAGTGATCCCAAAACTTCTCTCCACACCCTTCACACCAATAGTGAGCATGGGTATGCCTCCCAGAAACACCTTCTTTTAGCTGTAGGCTATGGAAACATCTTAGCGGACTTTCTCTCTCCATATTTTCTCCACGCTTGCTCATATTGGCTGTCCCTCCATAGCCGCCATACCTTGTGCTTCAGCCTGCATTGCTTCGCCTTCTTGTTGGGCCATCATAGCCTCCTGTTGACGCGCCATCTCTTCAGCACGTTTCTTCTGGATAATCTGAACCTCTTTGGCATCCCGCATTATTGATGCAGGCGCATTAAGCTTCAGGCCAATCTGTCGGATACTCTCAGCCGGGTCGATAACATCCAGCGCGTCAGGCCACGCCATGCCTGCGTTAGCCGCTGATGCCAAGACTCGTTCAATAGCGCCAACACCATCGATCTGTTGAGCCCTAGCCAGTGAGCCAAGGTAGATGATGTCTAGCGCCGAGTTATTCTCAAGAACTATCTGGGGTGGTGCAGGCAGCTCTCCGTCACGGATTAGCATGTTGAAGCACCTCTCAACCAGAGGGTTCAGTATGTCGTTCCTGATCTGACCAAGGGTCGCAGACATATAGCGTTGCAGCCTCTCGTAACGGATCTGGGCCTCAGTAGCTGACATCGGAGTACCCTGAGCCTGCGGGAAGTCCAGTGTATCGGTCATGAAGTAGGTCTTTATGTTCTCTTGCAGCCTGACGATCTCAGTATCCATGTCTGAGTCAGAGCCCCCGGACGGCATCGCTGCAACCCCGGCAATACTACGGACCACACTTACTGTGCCTTGGCCCATGTTCAATTGGTTAATATTTGATCGTTCTTCTACCAACAGAGGCCAGTCATTGGACTTTGCAGCCTTGCGTAGATTGGACTTGATGCACTCGTTAAGTGTCAGCACATCCCAGATTGCTGTCATCGATGGTGAGTGGCCCCACTGGCTGGAGTTGGTGGTGTCCCATCGCCCAACAAACGTAGGCATCTCATAGTATCCACCTTCCTTGCCCAGCATCTCAGAGCTGTTCAGCCGTATGTAGCAAAAGGCAAAGGGTCTTGCACTAGGCGCAAGCTTCTGCCCCCATCCGAGAACCTTGTTGTTCCTTGGATAGACGCAGAACAGTATCTCGATCTTGTCTGTGTTCCCTTCCTCCTCCAGCTTGACGATGTCCTCCGGGGTATCTTTACCGAACTGGCGGACGATCTGCACTGGGGTCCACTCAAGCTTGCGATAGAACCGCACCGCTCCACCTTGTAGATCCTCCTCAAAGTAAGCCTCCTTCAACGGGACGCTCACAAAGTTCAATCCGTTCCATACATCCTTTGGACCCGGCTTCTCTTCCAGCGTCAGCACAGACGTACCGAATCCCACTAGATCCTGATACACCTTGTTGATCTCAAGGTCGAAGTTGGAGTCTTGTAGCTCGTAGTAAATGCGGTCACTGACCTCTTGGGTCCACTTAACCACCTGCTTGTTGGTGTTGAGAGTCTCGTCACGGAACCTGATATCGAACCACCGCACAGTGGGAGATGTGATGTCGCCATGTAATCTGGATGCTAGGTTCTTTGCGCCTTGTGGTGCTGTTGAGTCGTAGTTGGTTCTGGACTCTTCCCAGTTGATTGACTGCTCATTCTTCTGATCTTGGAAGAATCGGCCTCTATGGGGTTGGATGTACCGTGTTATGAGATCCCATATCTGTTGGACTGTCTGCCTGTCCACGCTCTCTTTGTTGAATCGCTGGACTAAATCTCTGGTTAACGCTGTTGAATTGCTCATTTCTACTCACCGCCACATCAATTTCAATAGATATGTGACGTAGATTGTCACTTTATGACCATTTACGCAAACTTTCTCCAGAATTGTAGAAATAGTGCAACCCCAGAAAAGGCACAGAGAC